CACCTCTCATTCTCATAAATTCATAAAAATGATTCATCATTTCATAAACATCTAAGTTTTGATTTGATTTGGGGATCGTTAAAATTTTATTTTTATAAGGAATTAAAATAATATCAAAAAATCGATGATCGAAAATCATTATATTTCCATCAAGTGATTTGCGGACATCCAATTTCACTTGAAGAATCTTACCCTGTAAATTGATTATTAGGGCCGGCCCATCTGGACTTTCTTCCTTTTCTACGCCGATGGCAATTTCTATAGGCATTAGCTTTCTAGTTCCTTAATCAATTGTTGCATCTTTAAAAGCAAAATAAGATCTTTTTCACCCAAATTTTTCTTATCTTTAAATGAATCGACCATGTGTAAGACCTTTCTGCTGTTCTCTAGCATGATATCGTCTTCCTTGATCTCTTTCAAAGAGAGGGAATTTGTTATTTTTTCTCTAATTCTTCCCAACTCCTCATTGACAAATATTTTTAAATCCATATTGTCTTCAAACGAGGAGGCAACAAATTTAGATAAAAGTTTTCGCTGCTCCTCTAAAAGATCGCCATATGTATCATTAAATTTTTTAGCAAATGTCTTAACTACAAACTTATCTATCGGCTTTTTCTCTGGCTGTTTTGCCTCTTCTTTACTAACCATCCTTTCAATAATTTTTCTTTCTAAGAGTACCCTATCTTTAATGTTTAGCTGGTCTACATGAAAAAGATTATACATTGTGGCTAATGATTTGTAGTTTGGGACAAATTTTGCAAAAACTTGAGGGGTGATTTCATGATTAATATGATGAATCGCCGCAGTTTGAGCGTCATAAACCTCTTTTTTATCAAATGTGGAGTAAACTCTATGCACCTCATAAAGTATTTTTTCTGCAGTTATGTAGTCTACTCCGCGTGTTTCCAAAAGCGTCCTGTATAGGCTTAACTGCCTACCCAAGACGCTATTCTTTGCGAACAACTTCTTAATTGCTTCTTCTATTTTTTTCTTTTTTTCAAATTTCTTATTCAGTGATGCAACTGTCAATTCCCTTATAAGGGCTTCGTAAATAAATGCAACATTCCTTTTTTTATTATGTTTGAACTTCATCAATCATTTTCTCCGTTTCATCAACTATCTTATTTCCTTGTTCAGTCAATGATTTCAACTGAGATTCTAAGTTACTATAAATAGTTCCTTTCGACTCTACAACTCCTCTTGCTAGGCGATCCAAATCTTTTGATTTGCCACTCATGTATTTATATTGCTTACTTCGCCCAGCGGTCTTTCGTTTATCTTTAAAAAGCGGAACTGGAGTATAGCGTTTCCCCTTTCCAGAACCAACATACATCTCACTTCCATCTTTAAACGTCATTTTTACTGGTTTCATGCCATCGTCTCTTTTAGCAGCGCCCGGTTCAGCCAATAATGGCGTTGCCTCTTCTTCTGCCGCTGGGGCTGCAGCCGCTGGTGTCTCTTCTGCTGCCGGCTCCTCGGGGGCGCCCAATTCTGGTGCACCTGCGAGATCTAGCCCCTCTTCGGGGGCTGCGGCACCGGGAGACTCAAACATGGGTTCTTCACCGGCGGCCTCTAGTGACGCATCCATTTTCTTATCGTAGAATCTCTCTCTTTGGTTTCTTAAGAATTCATCTGCAGACAAGCCAAAAATATTCTCCGCAACCCAACGACGACTAAAGTAAGTGTCTGATGCTGCTGAAGCGGTATCCATCTTCGTCTTCATGAACTCCAACTCTTGCAATAGGGCAAGCTTAGATGGGTTGTTTAATGCCAAATCAAACGAAATAATATCATCGCCTCTATATCCCAGAGTGTAAAGGTGAATAATTCCAATCTTTTCCAACTCCGTAACAACTGCTCTCTGTAAACGTTGCACGGTGCGCGCAAAGCGGATATCCTTTTGAGCCAAAGTCGTCTTGTCCTCTGGAACTGAGTCCTGTTGTGACAAATATGCTTTCGGGATTTTAATTGCCGAAAAGAGTTTATCTCTCAAATAATTAACATCGTCAATTGCTGCAGCGTTTTGGCCTCCGGGCAAGCTTACAATGTCAGTCATTGAACCTTGTCTAACTGGCAGATAATAATCTTCTTCAACGCTCATGGGATTATATCGAAGATCTATTCTTCCATTGTCCTCATTAACAACTTGATGCCTCTTCATATTGGTGATGATTTTTTGCATGTAAGGCTCAATATCTTCAGGTGGTATACCACCAACATCGATCTTAAAAATACGACGTTCGGGAGCGCGAACGATGCGATACGCCATCATTGCATCTTCCATCAAGGTTAATTGACGCCAAATTCTACGGGCCGGCTCTAAAACTGAAGTTCCGTAAGGTGCATATTTATCATTCCCCAATACGCGGAAATGTGCCATTTGCCAATTTTCAAAGGTCAAGCCACCAGAATTCCACTGATATTGAACGTAATTGGGGTTACTATCATCCTCGCCCTCTAATCTTTCTATTTCTCTAACTGGCAATCCAATAACGGAAGTGATCCCCATTTTTTCATCAATGTCTAAATATAGAAAATAGTCGCCATATTTACACATATTACGACACCAACTATACATATTAGAATCAACATTAAGGACATTAAAAAACAATTCTTCCAATATGCTCTTAATTTCTTG